GGTTTTGAGTCTTCCGTTAATTTAACAACTTTTGCTACTATCATTTTATATTATATTTTTCTTTTAATTCTTGTTCAGCCAATTTAATAGCTTCAATTGCTTTTTCGACATTAACATATATTTCACCTTCAAAGAATTGACCACGTTTATCTGGTTTATTACTATAATGTTTTTGGTGCAAGAATAATTTTTTATAACCAGAACTGGTTTCTAAACCAAATTCTTTGGAAACATTTTCCCAATAGTTATCACTATTTTTATTTTCTTCCATATTACAAATATACAATTAAGTTAATCAATAGTCAATTAATGATGGTCAGATTGTATATGATTCATTGTAAAATCAACCAATTCACCAGAATTAACCAATTCATTACCCCAGTTTTCAAAGGTTGGTATGTGTTCGGTTCTGTCATCAAAAAGTGTGACATCCTTAATATCAGTGTTATTACTTAACAATTCATTAAGATATGTGATTTTAGCTGTCAATGTATCACTCTTATCATTAAACAGATATGCATCAAACTTAAGACCATTCTTATCCAATATAGCTTTAACCTCGTTGGCCAAATTTTTATGCCTACCAGTTAACATAACCTTCATCACATCTGTGTCATTTTTAACTTTATCATACGCAGATTTAACTTCTGGTATCAATGGCATATCAAAGGTTTCCATATCCAGACTTTCTTTTCTACCCCACCATCCAGTGATTTTTTTATTCTGCTCAACCTCATCAGCAGACTTTGATGGGAATGGGAAACCATGTTTTTCTTTCCAAGTCCTCCTCCCTTTTTCTGGTAACGGGGTATCAACCAACGTGGCATCAAAATCAAATACATATAATTTTGTTGGCTTTCCAGCTGCTTCAACTAACATTCGCCTTAAATTTCTTTTAACTGTTGTATTCATCCTAACCTTTTTATAATAAATAGGTTTTTAAACTCTTAAATCATATGTATTATTGATTCCGACACATCTAAATTCACACGTTTTATAAGGTGTTACCTCATTAGCATGAAAATGACCGTAAAAATGATGTGTGATATTATTATTGAACATCAGAACATCACACATTTCAGCCATTTGTTCTCTTTCAATATATAATTCAGTTATTAGATTTGGGTCATCTTGAGCAAAATGTCTGACCAAATCATTTATACCCAAAGGAAATACATAATTTGGTGCGGTATGCGTGACAACAATATCGATATCACGAGCCTCAAATGTCTTATCCTTATCATATACAAACACTTCGTCTGGCCAATAATATGGGTTAACTTTTCTGTCTATGCTGATGGCACCACCAACAAAGAATACTCGTTTACCTTCTATTTCCTTTATTGTGTAATCTGGTAATAACTGTATGTTTTCATAAATGTGATTCCCTTGCCAAAAATAAGGATTATCATGATTACCACGAATGACATATAGTTTATTACCGTTTTCACCCAATAGTTTATTAAGACCCAATAATAAAGCTTCCATGTTTTTGATATTATTATTCATACCAAAATCACCTACCTGTATAATAGGACCTTTTTTACCTATGGTATTAATAAGATACCGTAGATAGTTAAAATTACCATGTATGTCACCTAATATAAACATCACTCTAAAAACATTGCTAAACTTTCATTGCTAAAACCATCTACACCTGTCACTTCAGTTACGATGGCATCTTCTATTTGTTTTGGTATTTCAAACTCATAATCCTCACTCGGTAATTCAACTTCAGCCAAAACCATTTTGATGTTAACAAAACTATCAATTTGCCAAACTAAATCATCATGTTTAATCTCATACCTTAATTTTAATATTTCACTAACCGCTTTTTTTTCAGCCTCTTCATATTCTTCTTCAGTTACCTCATTTTCAAACTCTTCACATACCATAGGACTAACGTATTTTTTAAGTGTTTTAACATACTTAACGTTATCATTGGTGTCAGTGATATATCTATATCTTACGGTATAACCATTTTCATCCTTTGGTAAGTATAGTTGGGTTATCTGTAATAGGTTATCAAAACCACCAAAATTAAGTGGGTTATACTTAAGTAAGTACTTTCTTTCAATTTCTAATTGTTCGCTCATTTTCAAATATTTTTGTCAAAGGTAATAAATCATTTCAAATAATCAAAACGTATCTTCACAAAATATTGGTGTTTGTTCACCAACATATGAACCTCTGACATTAAATTCAAAATATTCTATCGCTTCTTCCAATAACATTTCGTCATTTTCAACCAAAATGTCAATGCATTTCTCAACCGAATAAATCAGTCGCATACTTGATTCATCAACACCAATGATTGCATCATTAAAACCATCGGCAACTAAAAATGTATCTTCTGGATACGCTTCTAAAACTCTTTCTAACATATTAATTATTTTTACGGTGTAACTTCGGTCACAGTACCAGTGACCGTGAAATTTTCAACTGGACGTCCAGTTGAATCAACTGGACTCCAATTAGTTATTTGATTTGACATGACAGGTTTACCACCTTCTAATGTATTAACAGCTAATGTAATGTGTGGAATCTTATTAGTCGATTTGAAAGCCTTCTTATCTGGAGGGTATCCTTCAACTTTTACAGCCATCGCTTTATCTGATTTACCCAATTCAGTAACAGTCAATTCAACTGATTTACCTAAGTCACCTTTTAAATCTTCTGGTAAGCCTTTACCAAAAACAATTGTCATGTGATGAGCAAATGTTTTCCAACCTTCGGGTATTGAATCCTTAAATTTTGCTAATAATTCATCATGTGATTTTTCATCCAATACCACGGCTGAATACAAGACTTTACCATTATTTATATTTTCGTATATTTCACTTAATTTCATAACCTTTATAGTTTAATTTTTTAAAAAACAAATATATAAATTAAATATACCATAAACAACTCTATTTCTCGTATTTTGATTTATTTGGGAATCTGAATGATAATAACAGTCTCACATCATTGCACAATCCATTATCATCATGATTCAAGAATATTTTACCCTTTGTTTCACCCTTTTCAATTTCCCTTTGATTATAGAACCCAATCTTTTTATCTTTAATATCAAACATTTCATCTATGGTATAAAAGTTATTCAAATAAGCTGTTCTCAATAGACCATCACCCTTATCAATACCATATCTTTCAAATATCTGATTAACCTTATCACCTTCATAATAATATGGTGTGTGGGTTTCACCATTCATTAAGGTCTTATCATTCTCATTCAATCTATCGATAGTTTTCCATAACAATTTTCCCCATCGATTAGCCTTTCTATTTTTTATACCAGATAAATCCTGTAAATAATATGGCACCTTTAAATCATCATAGGTCAAATAATCTAATAGATAAATGTCGTCATTGCTCCAAATAAATTCACTGAAATTATCAGCAGCATATTTAAAAGCTAATGCAATGTTCTGTTCTGTATTAAAACCATTTTGTTTAATTGATATGTGCTCAACATTGGTTAACCAATCAGGTTTATAATCACCCAATATAAAAACATTAAGGTCTTGGGTGTAGTATTTGTCCCAAGACCTTAATGCAAATTTTATTTCCTCACACCATTTAGATTTTATTAATGGTATTATGAGATTCATTCATTAATTTTATTTAGGGCATTACTGCTGCTGGTGGTGTGAATTCAGTTACTGTACCAGCTAATACCGTAATATCACCATTAAGTGTTGAGGTATAATCACCATCAGCAGCGGGCATACTTAATTCTCTGTTAGTAAATACCTCAGTACCAATACGTATATTGGCAATATTAAGACCATTAGTTGACTGTATGTAATATAAATAGCCAGGAAACGGATTTCCATTAAACGTTTCGTAAGAATAAGAACCATATAATTGTCCGCCAATTGGTTGATTACTAATTACAGAATCTTTAACAGAATCTTTAAGCGCAACACTTACAATATTCCTAACCGTATCAACTGGTTTAACAAATCTAGTATTAAAATTTCTTGGTGCCGATTGGCCATTCAAAATCAAATAAATAATTCTATTTGTTATTGAACCAAAAGCCATTGGATTATTTCTTAACTTAATCAACTCACTTTTAACAGCATCAACAATTGCTTGTGGATTTGCCTGTGCCGTCTCTGAAATATTCCTACAGCTAGGTAAATATACTGATACTATATCTCTGTCTGTTAGTAATTGACCATTTCCTGAACCTGAACCCGTTAGAACCGAAGTTTGAACAATCGAAGTTATTATACCATTAGATACCTGAATTTCGAGTTGGGTGTTTAGGTAGGTGCCATCCTCATACTCAACCATATAACTACCATCAGCAACTGGGGCTGTTTGAGCTTCATCATAGTATATTGGTGCCATCGATAAAGGTGATATCCCCATCTCTACTTCATTTGGTGTAGCGTATAATGTACTGGTTGAACCCCCTGACCAATCTAAGAATAGTTCATCACCACTTGCATCTGTTACGAAAAATACTGCCACGTCTGTCATACCAGTGGGGTTTAAACCATCTAGAAGCGCAGTTTGACCAATCGAAGTTACTATACCATTAGATACCTGAATTAGGAGTGAAGTACTACGGTCATCAGGTTCAACTATATAACTACCATCAGCAACTGGTGCTGTTTGACCTTCATCATAGTATATTGGTGCTGGAATTTCATCTGGCCCCCCAATGTTATGATATAATGTACTGGTTGAACCCCCTGACCAATCTAAGAATAGTTCATCACCACTTGCATCTGTTACGAAAAATACTGCCATTTTTTATTTTTTTTAGTTTGTTATTATTATATAATAATAAATAGCAAGACTGACAGTAAACAACATATTAATATTAATCTTTTTTGGTATATTTATCTTTGAGAATTTCAAGTTCTTCCCAAGTTATCAATTGATTATCATGACCTAATATGCCTGATTCACCAACCAATACTTTTGCACCATTTTCAAACTGAAAAAACTCATATTCATGACCTTTGAGTTTGATACCTTCCCTTAATTTAATCTTTAGATTTTGCATGTTTAATTGATTTTAACCATGAGCCTATCGTACTTAAAGTTCTTTTAGTTGAAAATAGCGGCCATATAATTATATTTGCCACTGGTTGTAGCACATTATTATATTCAGTTTTAAAGTAGTTAACATCGATGATAACCCATATTATACCCTTAACTAAGTAGTATAATACAAAACCTATTATGACCCAGATACTGCTCATTTCATTGTAAATATATTAAACAATTCTGAAAAATACAAAGTAGTCCCAAAAAGATTCGAACTTTTACCATCAATTTAGAAGATTGATATGCTAATCCATTACACCATGGGACCAAAAATGTGACGACAGAGGGATTCGAACCCACATCCTCCGCTCCAATTACGATTACGTAGTTCGTAGCTACGCTCGGCTATGTCGCCATCTTAATTTTAAAGTTGCGAGTATCGGAATTGAACCGATTTGGCTTCCCGTATGAGAGGAGGCTCTTTACCATTAAGACTCGCAATGATTGCTCTGGTGGTGAATTACGATATCACGACTTCCAAGTTAACAGCTTGGCGCTCTACCTCTGAGCTACACCAGAATTTATATTTTAATGTAGTGCGGATTGGATTCGAACCAATATTTGATGTTATCTCAACATGCCATTACGAGTATAGAAGATATAAGCTTCCATCGGTACCGCACCGAATACGATTTTTACCCTAGAGAATCGTTTAACTCCGTCTGACTACTGACTAGTTTTCATCAGATATCAAAAGTGTGCTTCAATGAGAGGCATTGATGGTTGATGTAGGCCTGATTGGATTCGAACCAATGTTTGAAGTTATCTCAAGATACCAGCTACAGTTCTCAAACTTATCAGGTTTAGCTGCTACAGGCCCATTTAATTACAAAAAGTTAATGGCGGAAGAAGAGGGAGTTGAACCCCCACGAGACTGGATACTCCTAACAATTTTCAAGATTGCGGCCACCACCAATTGGCTTGTTCTTCCATTATATAATTTTATTGCGGTGAGGAAGGGAGTTGAACCCTTACGAGACTGGATACTCCTAACTACCTAGCAAATAGCGGCCACCACCAATTGGCTTGCCTCACCATTAATTATTTGCACGGGTGGTAAAGAATCGAACTCACCACATCAGGTTTTGGAGACCTAATCGCCAACCATTGGAACATGCACCCGTGTGTTTAATATCAATATGTCAAAGAACATATTATCCGAAGATAATATTCTGGGTCTGGTATCGGACTCGAACCGACTGGGGCATTTCTGCCACGGGGCCACAACCCGTTCCGCTAACCTGTTACGGGCTAACCAGACCGTATAAAAACAAAAAACCCGACTGTTTAGGTCGGGTTTCTCATCTTAGTTTATATAATCTTAAAATCAACTAAAAATATGAGCATGACCGACCATGGTGGCGCTACTGCGTCTCCAATTAATCGAATTCATATGTATGCTCATAGTTTTCATAGCTTTTAATTAAATATGGTACAAATATATAAAAGTTTTAGTTAAAATACAAATTTTTTATTATTTTTTTAATCAACTAATTTAACAAAACCAAAATCCAACCATCTTAGTATGAAATCTGTTGAATATTCGTTATTTTCTGTTATAACCATCCCAGTCTTTCTATTGTTTGATGCTTTGGTTATTAACTCTATCCTATCCTTAAATTTTAGTTTTTTTCCTTTCTTTAACATATTATATTAATTTATTAATGCAAATATAGTAATAATATTTGAATTATCACAAATCATCTCTATGTTTTTCAAATATGGAAATTATTTTATTTATTGTTCTTGTGGTTATTATTTTTTCACCTTTACTCATAGGTTTATCGTGTTCAAAAAAATGTAGACCAACAAAATATAAAGCTGTATCACTTTCAGCTATTTTCCGCATTTTGGACCATTTTATTTTATCCAAAGTTAAGGTATCCTTTTTTTCACCATAAAACAATTCATCTGTTACTATTGATACCTCTTCACCTATGTCCAATGGTTTTAATTTGTCGATAATTGAATCTTCCAGCAAAATTTCACCACGTTTAACCACCAATTTTTCTAAACCTTCATTTGTTGTTTCATAAACGACATCCATATATGGTTTATCAATATTATATGGTAATTTCCATATGCTGACCTTATCAACACCAGTTTTTTCAACGATACCATTTATAAGGTCATATATAAAAGCGATGTCCTTTACACAATTAAGTATCGGTGTACTCTTTGAGCTATGTTTCAAATTTCTATATCCCAATAATAAATTGGCAATTATCAATAAAATTATTAGTATTGTTAGTCCAGTTACATTCATTTCTTTTTAATATCTTCAAAAATTCTTCTTATTTTACTTACAGCAATTTCAATTTCAACCCTATCGTTAGGTTCATCAAATTTATCATCACTATCAGTTGTCGCAAAACTTATATAGAAAAAAGCATCTTCAGTCTCACCAACATAATGAACTTCAGAATAAACAATCGATTCCCTTTGGTATATCTTTTTTAAGATACCATCTTTCATTCTAGTAACCAATAATTTATTTGATGTGCTTGGTCCAATGTCACTTAACATCTTAACATAGATATCGTCAACCAATATTCTTTGGTAATCGTTTTTTACTGAGTTCAATGGGTGTTTATAACCCTCATATAGTACGCTGGCATATAAGTGGGTTCCCAATCTAGGTTTTCCACCACCATCTTCAGTTTTCATCATTAGAATTCGTTGGACACCAGTATCCGATAACACTCTATCAATGGTCTCTTGAAATTCTGAGATTTCATTAAACCTATCAGACTTTATCCCACGTTGCTTAGATAATTTGTTATTATTTAAATACCATAATATGATATTGCCTAATAAACCTATTAAAGCTACACCGACACCACCACTTAACAAACTATCCAATAATTCACCCATTGATTATAATATTACTATTATAAATATGACATCATAATTGAATAGTACCTATAATTTCTCTTTAAATTTTTGAACCTCTAATTTATTAATCATTTTACCCACATCAACCCCTTTGATATTGTATTGTTTCATAACATCTTGTCCGCTAATTGATAGGTTAAATTCCAATAATTTATTTATTAGATTGGTATCCAAATTCATTAATGAAGCAAATGTCTTTATCTGTTCACCTGATAAGTTGCTTAGTTTTAACCTCTTTTTCATCGGAACAACATCTTCAGTCTCAAATTGTGTCAATAACATTAATGTTACGATATCCCGTATTTCCTGTGTTGAGTATTTAAGTGTATTTAAATCCTTCTCAATTTTTGAAACGTCTGTTGTTGTTATCGATGGTAACAACAAACTGGCAATCACCAATTCTGGGTCGTTACTTTCAATGAAGTTCTTATTGAGTTTAATATTAGGAAATATGGCATCAAACAATTTGTATTTATCTAACATTGATAAAAAGTTGGTTGTTGACTTTGATGTTTTTATACCTTTGATGAATTCATCTCTAATTCTTTCACCAGAAATCATTGATAGGTCAATACCTTTACTTAGTAATTTGTCGATTTTTTCGTCAACATCACTACCGAATCTAGCAGCAAATCGAATAGCTCTCAAAACTCTTAGTTTGTCCTCCTCAAATCTTTCAGATGGGTCACCAACAGTTCTTATCACACCGTTTTTAAGGTCTTCTATACCACCAACAAGGTCAACAACCTCATTGGTATCCAAATCGTAGAATAACGCATTTACCGTTAAATCTCTACGAGAGACATCAGTTGCAATATCAGTGAATTGAACATTGGACGGTCTTCTGGAATCTTCATAACCAGATTCAGACCTGAATGTGGCAATTTCGTATTCATCATTATCTGTCAATGCATTGATGACACCAAATGATTTACCAGTTTCTATTATATTGGTTATGAACGGTTGATTCTTAAGCATTTCAATAACCTCATCTGGTTTGGCTTCAGTTGCTAAATCATAATCCTTTATAGGTTTACCCAATAACGCATCCCTAACAGAACCACCAACTAAAAATAATTCTTTACCATTAGACTTGAATACCTTTTGTATCTTTCGGATATCCTCTGGAATATCCATTTTAAATGGTAATCTGATTTCATCAGCTTCCATTAGTAGTTGCTCTTTTATTAATTTTCTAAACATATTACTTTTTTTGTAAATAGTCCACAAATATAACAAAAAAAGGTCAGAATAATTATTCTGACCTTAAAAAACTATGAACGTTTTTTTATCTATCTAAGCGTAGCCTGCTGCTACGGAAACCCCACGTTTAAACATGAATCGTCTTACCTTTTCTTGAAAGATTGACACATCAGCAATGTCATTTTCAATTATTTCAGTAAAGTTGGTATAATCGTTCAAAGCCGTTTCTGATGGGTGATTTAAATCCCTTTTACTATTGGCCCTAACACCCATCGGGTCACCAACAATCTTAATCAAGATACCACCTTGTTCTAATATATAATCAGCTTCATTGGGAAACCTAACATCTGGTATTACCAATACATGGTCTTTAGCCATGGCTTCTTTACCAACAGAAGCAAACAATGACTTTACCCAAACGTCAGTATCAAAATTATCTCTTAAAGCTTCAGTACCCAATTGTTGTAGTATCTGACCAACAGTTTTACCCCACATGTCCAAATACACGTTCTTATCATCTTGCGTGTAGTTATACACTGGATTATAGAAAGGTTTGTTAGGTTCATGTGTCATTGTCATGTAATAACCAGTTAGCTGTTCAGTAATCAGCCTTAATTTATCAGCAAAAGCGTGTCGCTCTACTGGTTTAAAACTAAATTCAGCAAGAGTTTCAGCAAAGAAATCCTTACCACTACCTATTGAACCATTTATACCTATAATCATTTTATTTTTTTTAATAGTTGCGGGAGAAAGAATCGCACTTTCACACCTTTACGGTTGGTAGCTTATGAGACTACCGAGGCATCACTACCAGCCTTCATTCCCGCGATATAATAATAAAAACAGAGAGACTTTTCTTACATCTCAATTGTAGTTTTCTAATTTTGCTGAAATCTCTCTTTAATTCTCTGTCTTGTTTTGTGATACAAATATATAATGTATATATCACAAATGCAAATTATTTTTTAATTTTTTTTAGTTACCTCTTCAACAACAATATAAGTTGTGTTTAAAAACAAGGTTTCCCTATGAATTACATTTAACACAAAATAATATTTATTGGTTTCTTCAATGTAAACCATCTCATTCGCTCTTGGTGTTTCTGACAATCTAAGTCTGGTTATTACATCCCAATTACGACTGATTATATTATAGCGTTTTTTAAACATCGTTGATTAATTTACAAATTTGTGATATTTTCTATATTTACTTATAAATAACAATTCTTAAAAAATCAACTAAAATGAAAGGATGTGGATGTAAACCAAAACCAAAACCAAGTAAGTAATCACCTACCTACTAAAAGTTAATAAGGTGGTTTCTTACAACTTACTGATTATCAATCAGTTAACTTATTAAAATGTCCAGTTTATTATTAAATAAACTGGACATTTCTGTTAAAGTGGATGTGGAGAGATTCGAACTCTCGTCTTACATACATCAATAATACCTTCTACAAGCTTAGTCACGTTTTCTAATCTGACGAAATATCAAATCTTTACAGGAATTTGAAAACCCGTTATCAATTTTTATTACCCTTAAAAATCAATAATTAAAAAAGGGTTTGTTAAGCTGTCTTAACGCGGCACCTATTATGCTGTTGGTGCAAACATCCTTTACACTAAAACTTCTGCTTCAGTAGCAAAGAATCTTTCATAATTAACGAAATCTTCGCCTTTTATAGTTTTCAAGTAAATTTTATACTGCTATAACCTGAATCGCAGTGCTTGCTTATATCAAAGAACGTCATGCAATCAAAGCCAAGTCACACCCATTCATTTATAAATATGTTATTAACTTTTATTTTTAACACACCAATTAAAAAACTCCTCTTCATCGATAATGGTTGGATTTGTGGTTAACCATTCATTGAACCACTTTTCAGTTAGCGCATACGCACTGCTTGGTACATCCATTGTTGATTTCGGATTAACTTTTTTATATAATCTTTCAGCTACGCTAATATACATTATTGTTTATTTTTTAATCATTGAATCTAAATAGACATTTTACCAACCTTATAATCTCTAATAGTAGTAATGAACACTAAATCAATATCATTATCTGAACACCACTCTTTAAAGTCTTCTTCTTTAATGTGACCAGTACGACCACTAACAAATTCCTGAAGCTGTTTCTGATGTTTACTAAGAACGTTGTAATTTACGAATTCAAAATTCTCACCCCTAACTGCTATAGTATAATATCTAATATTGTCTTGTGACATATATAAGGTTATTCTGTATTATTATTTATTTTTTATAACTATACCACAAATATACAATATTTATCCTAATGTTGCAAGTTAATGGTACATTTTGAATTAAGATATTCATTTAAAACATTAGATACATCTTCATCGTATCTTATTTTTAGTAGTTGAATATTGTTATCAATACAGTATTCCTCCTTTATTTTATCCCGATACTGTCGATTTTCAAGCCCTGAAACCCCACCAAAGAAGTCAACTGGTTCATAATGTTGCCTACCTTGATATTCAATACAGACATTATGTTCTGGTAGATAAAAATCAAATCGTAATGGTAATATATTTTTACAATCATCGAAAGTGTGTTCTTGATTAAAATCGATATCTTTATCGATTAATAAAGTCCTAATTTCCCGCTCACCTTTAGATTCTGTACACCTAGGGCAACCATGACCTTCTTTATGTTTACTCGGTGTTTGTTCAAATTCACCATGCTTTGGACATATGATTGTTACTTTGGTATCCCAACCAAAATAATTAACCTTTGAATAATCGTATTTATCGCCATGGACCTCTCTGAATTGTTTAATTACCTCTTCAGTTGTTAGACCTTGACCAACACACTTAGGACAACCCCTACCTTGTTTATGACCATTCGGTAGTTGTTCAAATTCACCATGTTTTGGACAAATGATTACTACTTTATTATTACTACCAGTATAATTGACCTTGGAATAATCATATTTATCACCATGAACCTCTCTGAATTGTTTAATTACATCTTCAGTGGTTAATTTTGCATTACCATTACACTTAGGACAACCCTGAACTTGTTTATGGGAACTTGGCAATTGTTTAAATTCACCATGCTTTGGACATATGATTGTTACTTTGGTTTTATCGCCAGTATAATTAACCTTTGAATAATTGTATTTATCCCCGTGAACCTCTCTGAATTGTTCAATTACATATTCAGTCGTTAATTTAGCATGACTACCACACTTAGGGCAACCATTACCTTTTTTATGGTCATTTGGTCTTTGTTCAAATTCACCATGCTTTGGACATATGATTGTTACTTTGGTTTTATCGCCAGTATAATTAACCTTTGAATAATCATATTTATCACCATGAACCTCTCTGAATTGTTTAATTACCTCTTCAGTTGTTAATTTTGCAGCAAAATATTTTGCACTAAGATGACACTTAGGGCAACCATGACCATTTTTATGGTTAGGTGGTAGTTGTTCAAATTCACCATGTTCTGGACAAATAATAGTTACTTTGGTCTTACCATGTACATACTCAACCTTTGAATAATCATATGTAGCGCCATGAACCTCTCTGAATTGTTTAATCAAATAATCATTAGCGTCAACAACATTATGCATATTACATTTAGACCCCATCATTAGTGTTGATGGTATCATTAAATGTTCTGTATCACACTTCTTATTAATTACAATTACTTTGGTTTTATTATTAATATACTCAACCTTAGAATAATCATAATCATCATTCCAATTACCACTATCCTTTAACTTCTGAAGAAATTCTTTTGTCTTATCGGTCACACTGCAAAGATATAATAATCATTTTACTTCCCAAATAAGATGTAAAATTACCAACCAACCCAAACAATGTGTATAAAGACAATGGTTGGGTTGATTGGTCTCTTGTTATTAGCTGATTAATTCTTATTTTTTATAACTGAGTCAATAATACCGTACTCAACAGCTTCTTCAGCACTTAACCATAAATCCCTATCAGCGTCTTTCTTAACTTGTTCTGGGTCTTTATCACAATATTCACCAAGCATTCTGAATAACTCATTATTGTATTTTTCAGATTCTTGAAATGAAATTCGCATTGATTGGATATCACCCTGCATTGCGCTTGAAACTTGGTGTAGCATCACCCTTGAATGTGGTAAACTGTATCTTTTACCTTTGGTTCCAGCACCTAATAGAACTGAACCCATGGATGCCGCCATACCAGTATTGATTGTCATGATATCAGAACTGACATAATTCATTACATCAACCATTGAAAGCCCACTCTTCACACTTCCGCCAGGACTATCACAATATATTGTAATGTCTTCATTACCTTGTGTATCCAACCATAATAGTTGTGCTGTTGTTACCACTGACATATTATCGTTAACAACACCAGCAACCCATATGATTCTTTCCATCTGCATTCTTGAGAAGATATCCATTTGAATTGACCTTCTATCGGATTCTTCAGTAATATATGGTGTTAATGATGCATTAGGCCCATATAATTTATCCTGAAGTTTTTCCCAATAATGCAATTGCATTGAGTTGATATTCAAATGCTTTGTTGCGTAATTAAAAAAATCTTGATTATAGTTCATCTTTATATTTTTTTAAGGTTTCTAATGCGTCATCAGCTTCAGCTAAGTTAATCAAAGCTTCAGTACAGTTATTGTAAAAATCATCAGTAGAGTGGTCACCAATACCTACAGGATTTGAAGTCAATAGTTTAAGGCTTAACAACGCTTTCTGTTTTCTGGCAACCATTTCAGATTGCAACATCTCAATTACTTCTTTTTTCATTTATATTTAATTTATTGTACTGTAACTTTAATTTCAAACGTAGATGCTCTATTAACAACTTCTGTTTTAACAGTTATCAGATAACCATTATATGATTTAATAGAATGTACTTCAAAATGTGTAGCATAAGCTTCATGAAATTGTACATAACCAACCTCAACATCATCACTATTCATAAATTTAAGCTCAAAATTTGATGATTCACCAGCCCAACACCATCCACTTGATGTGCTGCTGCAAGTTGCTATTACATCGTGGTCAGGTGTTAACCATGGTGGATTTACAACAACATCCTTAATGCACTGCTTATAGTCTCCGCTTGAATACACATGAATTGAATCATTTAATGTACTATTCTTAAAGGCTTGATTATCAAGTGAGATTGTTGCTTGTAATGTAGCTGAACTACCCTTTCTCCAGTCACCTAAGTCACTCTCTGAGCAACCGAATAGTAATAGACTGATTGACATAAAAAATAATAGTGTTTTTTTCATTTTTTTTTGTTTTTAAATTTATTATTATTATTATTATTATTATTATTTAAACCCTAGCTTCTTGTGGTTCTTCTGAATTTTCTTTTTGTGCGTACAATTCTTTTAGAATGTCTTTGCAACGTTTAACTTCTTCATAAGTGTGTTTACTGATTTGGCCGCTAAAGGCATAAAAATCTGGTTTGGTAATCACCAACTTATCTTTATCAAAATCATAACTAAGATAAGCAATTGCTTCTTCAGCAATCATTACACGGTGTTGTTCTTCAAGCATTTCAAAAATCTGCTCATTAATTGTAATAACCACATCTTCTTTGGTTAAGAAATTATAAACACCTGTTACTTTTTTTGGTGGTGAGTACACTTCTTTTTGGTTCTCACAACCAATAACTCTCAAATTAATTACTCTTTCAAGACCAGCAGCGCTGAATGCTCTAGTAAAATAAGCTTCAAGGTCTTCCATCAAATCAAAATATTTTGCCATTTTTTTTTCTTTAAATTATTATTGTTATTATCGATACAAACATATAATATTATTTCTTAAGTGTCAACTGAATCTGTAAGTTTTTTCAAATTAGTTAATAATTCTCGCTCCTCATCAGTTAGTTCTTTAGGGTATTTAACTGTCAGCAATATATGCATATCACCACGTTCATTTAGCACACCTAAGCCACGCTGTCTTTTTTTAAACCCATGTCCTTTAACTCTGAGTATTTTACCATCATGTGATAATTCAGGCACTTTCAATTTAATCTTTGAACCTGATATCGTTGGTATCATCTTTTCACAACCCAAAACAACTTCTGGATAGGTTAATTCCATGAAATAAGTAATATCGAATGGATTGTCTGGATTTCGCATAAAATCTTTATCCTCATTGATTAAAACTTCAACTATCAATGAACCCACCATACCATTATTCAGTTCATTACCATACCCTTGATATGATAATCGTTCACCATTAAGTATGCTTGGTGGTATGTTAATTGTAACGTTATTTGTTTTTGATTTCTTACCAGTGGATGAACAATCATTACATGGGTTTTTATATACTTTACCAGAACCACCGCAGTTTTTACAGGTTGTTTGAGCTATCATAAACCCATTGTTTATAATCTGTGAACCGCTACCATTACATGATGGGCATGTCTCTGGGTCGTGGCCACCAGCACCTTTACACGAACCACATGTACTGAATGAATTGTAATTAATAGATACTGTCTTACCGTTTAAAACATCTTTTAAATCAATAATAACCCTATGATATATGTTGGGTTGTATCTCGGTTTGTTGTCGTTGTGTGGCCCTTCTAAAAAACTCTTCAAAACCCATGGGACCACCATCACCACCCATATTACCAAATGGTGATGGGTTATCATACTGTTTCCTTTTCTCAGGGTCTGATAAGATGCTATAAGCTTCTGAAATCTCTTTGAATTTCTCTTCATCACCACCTTTGTCGGGATGGTGTAGCTTAGATAATTTTCTATAAGCTTTTTTTAATTCCTCTTGTGTTGCATTTTTATCAACACCCAATGTTTCATAATGATTTGGCATTTGTTCACTTTTTTGACAAAGATACGTAAATTAATTCAAAAAAACAATGGAATATCAGGTCATATTGATTGGTAATGGTAAGTACATTCGGAGATTCTGTAAATATAAAACCAAAGAATTCGCTTATGAAACCTATAATGAACTTAAGGAAGACACCCTCAATGTGCAATTCCCTAAAAGATTCATAAATGATGGTAAAATAATGAGCGTCAATTATGAATTGTTCTTAGTTAAAGACCCTGAAGATGATGATAAACCTAGATTATTAAGGGATAATATGGGTAAACTGTATGAGGAACCATTATTACTTGACAAATGGAGACCTTTACAGTCAATACCTTTTCAAATTGAAGAGGAGTTTTGGTTATATGGTCATGAGTCCAAAAAGAACCGTAAAAAAATATATGATTTGGTTAAATTATTATTTACGAACCCTAATTATAAGAACGTTAGACAAGCTATTGTTGTTCACAACAAATTGGTCATACATAATGAAGAACGATTTGATATGGTTATTTGTAAGAATAAAGAGGATGCTCAAAGATTGCATCATAAATTACATGATATATCCAAAGATATAAAAAATAACGATATAATCTTTATGGGTACATGTGCAGACCCTAACATCGGTATAATGTATCAGGTCATACACGAACATACCAAATGGCCTTTAACTAAGATAAGAAGAACAACAACTAAACCTTAATCGGTACCACCAAGATATCGATATTCTTTAAAGTCTGAATCATCAGCGAAAATATCAACAGTGACTTCTTTCTTAACTAACTCGGTCCACCTACCTTTATGTGTTACAGCTTTAACTGGTTTATTATCCACCCAAAGATATGTTTCACCGTCTTTTATTCTTGGTTTACCCATAATCAGTGATGTATAGTTAAAACCATTTTCAGATAACCAAGTTTCGGTGATTTCTCGCATATCTTCAGTTCTTGATGTGAAGAAATGAATCTCGTCACCATTATCATACCACTTATTTAATCTGGTTTTAGCATCTAAATATGGTTTAGCTGATGACATCTTTTCAATTTCTTCATTTGGGATATCGTCACATATTGTCCCATCTATATCGCATAATACTATTTTCTTGTCCATAATGAATTAATTTTGATTTAACATTTGTTTCTCTAAATAATGTATAATTCTTCCAATCGACACTTCGGTATAGTTCATCGAAAAACGGTACACCTTCTTTAGATATATCAGTACATTTTGAAAATTTAAATACTATTTGATTTTCTTCATTTTTTGTTATTGAAAAATAAACAGTACCTTTTTTAAGTTCTGAAACTTCACTGATATATTTCACCATACCAGCATCTAAATAATGATATTTCTCAAAAACAATCATTTTTGCTCTGGCATATCAAATGCTTTAGTTAAATCATCAAGAACTTTATGAACATGCGCCATGTCAGTTTCTTCTAACTGTACTGGATTGATACAATCAATACGCTCCTCGCCATCTGTTGGTAAGAAAAAGGCCATGACATTATAGCCTTTTTGTTTAATCATCATGTCAACTGAATTGGTAAACTCGGTTGCTATTTGTTGGTTTTGTAATAGTTCGCGGTCAAGATAAAACACAAGAACTAAAGGATATTTTGAATCATTCATTTTTTAACGCTTTTATAAAATCTACAAATTTGACTTCTTCCAACACATCCGAAAGTTTAACACCTTCCTCATTTTTAAAATATGTTGAAAAAACCTTATTAATCGTTGAATCTCTATCTGTCGAACCATATATGGCTTCAGCATACATAGGTGAATCGTTTTCATCTAAAACGTACACTAGGTACTCATTAACGATTTTAGAATCGTGAATTGTACTTAACAACTTATCACTATTTTTAACTACTATTTTCATTTTAAATTAATTTATATGTTAAGCCTAAACAAAAAAAATGAATTAGTAAAGGTCTAAACAAAAAAAAGGTGGGAAATTTCCCACCTTTTAATTATCGTAATAGTTTGTTAAACCGTAACAGCATCATATCTAGATGAACCGATTACATTCATCATCATGCTGTATGGTGTCATATCTTTACCTTCCAATAAATTGGTAAGTAATGATGGACTGAATCCACTGACCAACATTATTAAAACAAATATACAACATAAAATACGTTTTGTCAAGTTTTTTATAAAAAATTTTTGGTCTTAAGTCAGTTATTAGGACGTTTTAATAAAAAAGACATATTTATAAATAAAGTTTATTATGGAAAAAGTATATATTTACACATTATCTCACCCAATTACTGGAGTGGTAAAATACATAGGGAAGAGTATTGACCCTAAAGATAGGTTACGTGGTCACATTAGAGATGCTAGGACAAAAAGAAGGGATAATCTATCTTCTAACTGGATTAAATCTTTGTTGAAAGAAGGGTTAGAACCAAAAATGGATATAATTGATGAGATAGACGGTGAATGGGAATGGTTAGAACAGTATTGGATTTCTCAATTCAAATCATGGGGGTTTGTTTTGAAAAACACAACTGATGGTGGTGATTATAACCCAATGACTTCACCTATTGCTAGGAAAAAAGTTTCTGATGCTATGAAAAAAATTGAAAAAACTCCAGAGTGGTGTGCTAACATTTCTAAAGGTAAAAAAGGTAAAAAGGTTCACACTGATGAACAAAAGGTTAATTACTCTTTAATGAATAGCGGAGAAGGTAACCCTATGTTCGGTAAAAAACATAATAAAAAATCACTTTCTAAAATGAAAATAAAAGTTCATCAATATAGCCTTGATGGGGATTTTATCAAGACGTGGGATTCAGCCGCTGATGTTGATAGAGAAACTGAATGGAAAGCTAGGAGTATTAATAGGTGTGCCAAAGGTGATAGGAAAACAGCTTATGGTTATATATGGATTTACGAAAATAAAAAAGGTAGGGGATAACCCTACCTTTATTTATACCGTGATAAGACTATACCTATCATCGTTCACCACTTTCAACATCGTACTAAGTGGGGTTAAGTCATCACCACTTAATAATGATTTCAAAATATTAGTATTAAAACCACTGACAAGTGCAGTCTGTGTTTCGTTGAATTGTACTGGACTATCACTATTACGTGCATTAAGATTCCAATAAACCAACTTAGGCATAGCATAACCAGCCTTTTCATACATAGACCTAATCATTTCTTGTGCAGTCGGATTCCAACTACTACGATAGCTACCAGTTGCCGCATTAAATTGCATATCACTCAAGATAAGAACCATTGTTGGCATTTCTGATTGAGGTACGCTGTTTGCTTTGGCTTTATCAAGAATTAACTTGAATACAGCCTCAACATTGGTACTCATACCCCATTCAGCTCTATGCAACTGATTAAACCTCTCATTAAGGTTACCCTTAAGATATTGAAGTTTTGGGTTATTTGAGAAAGTTATGAAAGCATCTTTGAAGTCACCCTCATTTCTCTCCGAAATATAAAGTCCCAAACTGATAGCAACATCCATACATGTAATAGAACCTGAACCACTTGCGGAACAACTCATAGAACCTGAAACGTCAACCACTGGTAATAACATTTCATTGTTGTCTTCCATATAGTTTGGAAGATTGGCCCACATTGTATTGGCACCAGATTTATTACCATTACGCAACATATTCATTACGTTATATGGATACACAGCACTGGTATTGATTTTGACTTCGCCACGATTAACTGAATTCAAATACTCAACATATCTAGCACCGTCATTTCTGCCGAATGCTCTAGCGTAGTCAGACATGGCTTTTGATGGGACTTTTGAGTAATCAATAACTGAATACTCTCTATTACACATATTAGTTTCAACAACGTTAGTAGCTTCAACCAACATTTTTCTATAAGCCTTTGGTGTAAGACCCATATACTTCATGATTTTATTTGCAATAGCTTTTTTCCTCATGTTTGAACCATTTGGTCTTGGTGACCATTTAGCCGCAAGGCCATCACCAGACTTTAACGCTGAAGAAATCATTTTCAAGGCCACTTCTTCAAGCTTTGTATCAAACAAGACAAAAACATCATCCCATCTACCATATTCTGAGATTAGATTAGCATTCTTAGCCATAGCTTCAGTTCTGTTATCGGCAAGATACTTGATAATGGTTCTGAAGATTTTTCTTTCACCAGCACCACCTCTGATATCTCTAGCCCAGAAAAGAACTTTCATAGCTGTAAGAGCATCTTCCTCAAACGCTTTAACAAACAGATTGATTACCTCAGTATCTGATTGCGTTCTCATGGCACCAACTCTTGAAAATAAATCAACACACATATTCAATGTTGTTGAATTTGTTGCCATACCGTTTTCGGTTGTCATGTCTTTAGTTCTTAATGCGTCTACTAATCCCATAATTAAAGTTTTTAAATGATTATTAATTTGAATCTGGGTACAAATATATAACGCATTTTCAATAAATGCAAACTTTTTTGAAAAAAAAATTAATCGTGGGTGATAATTATGTTTATACCACCCATTTCAATCTCAATAACATCGGTATATTGATAGTCAGTACCATTTGGATTGGTCTTGTAATAGAGTGTTTCATCTAACTTCTTATGATTGTGTTCACTGATTACATAATTAAGTGTTAGTCCTTCTTTAACTATCTTATCATTATTGACTATTTCTGAAACTGTTTCAACAATATCGTTATAGTTGAACATCCTTTTTTTATTTTGCATGACTCTTAGAATTTAAGAAAAAAGTTCTCAATACTTTCTTTTATTTTTTGCCAACGGGTTTTTTCAACACGTCTAACACCACGATTCTGTTTTATCTCTTGACCAAGACCATTCTTAATTTCTTGTATGAACAGTTTCTTTTTCAATTCAGAATTCTCACGGTCAGCCATTATTTCACGCATAACGTTTTCTTCGGTTTCAACCCGTTCGAATTTTTCTTCTTGTTTAAGTTGTTCTATGAAAGTTTTCGTCTGTTTATTGGTAATCCCCAACAATTCATCTAATGTTACTTCTTGTTTTTTTGACATAACTCTTCAATTTTACCTTTGGTCTTAGGATATAGTGGGCTTGGTAACTCGTCAACACCGAACCAACCATAATCACTGTTTTCATCATCCAATTTACACTTGAATTCGTTATTTGTAAACCCCTCATAATAGTGAAATATCTTATCACCCATATCTTCCGAATATCGATACTTGATATCAATCTTATCGTCAGCATCAACCTTTATCTCTTCCATTATTTCACGTTTAAGTGCTTCCAATTTGGCTTCGCCTTTATCAACACCACCACTTAATACCGACCATTTACCCTTATGTGGTTCGTAATTTCTTTTTAATAATAAGACCTTATCAGTATCTTTACACAAAACCAAAATACCTACAGCTTGGCGTTTATCGCTTTCCAATATCATTTCTTTAATTCTATCTTTAATCATCTCTTATTGACTTATCAATCAATAATAAATATATTTAAACAAAACTTAAAGTCATGGAATTAATATTTGTTTACAGTATAATAGCATATAGCATAACCAATATATTGGTATTTGGTAGTATCTTTCAACCATGGAGAGATTTCTGGGACGGTACTAGTCCAACATTCTTTGGTAAACTGTTTAGTTGTCCAATGTGTTTAAGTGTTTGGGTTGGATTCGGTTTATCCTTAGTGTTCCAACATTTTAATCTTAATACACCTATGACGGAAATCGGTATGTTTTTACCGATGGATTATGATATGCTAAAATTCGTAGCTAAAGTATTTTTAGATGGTGTGTTTGCTGGTGGTATGGTATGGTTGATACATACTGTGCAAGAATTCTTTGAAAGAGCTTTTAGTCAAGATTAATAATCAATACATGATGGACAGCTTTCACCATCTTTACAATTACATGGTGGTGCATCAAATTCAGCCAACACGGGTTTACCGTTCTTTGTTGGTTCTTCGACAACCACTTCGTTTATTGGTTTTTTAACCTCTGGTTCATCTTGTTTCTCTTCTGGTTCTTCAATAACTTTTTCACCCCCAACAACCTCATCATCCAATTCATAGTTTGAATCCAATTCCATATAATCTTCTGGGAAAGTGAACTTTAAACTTTTCAGTTTTGACAATTCAGTTTTATTGAATAGGTTCTTTAATTCTGAGACCTTTTCTTTAAAAAGCTCATTTTTCATCTCCCTTTCCTTATTCAACTTAATTGCCCTTTCAATAAAATCCAATAAAGAATCCACGTTATGTTTTGGGTTTTCTGAATACGCAACGCATTGTAACGTATCGGATTCTTTCAACTCATTAACGGCCTTAAATTCAATATCACCAGATTTGGGTACTCCCCATCCAGCTGGAAACTCAACTTCAACTATGGGTGTTTTACCGTATCTTATGGTAGTAACGTAAGGGCTTAGTTCATCTAAT